CCATTTGAAATTTCTTGAACTGGTATTTTAGCTGCGTTTTGATCACCATCACCAGTATAAGATCTACCGATTACAGAACCTGTTTGAAAGAACATGTTTAAAGCTTCTTGTGGGTTATAGTTTGTACCATTACCTAAATCAACTTCTGCCAAACCATCAATATCTAAATAAACACCGTCAGGTACCATACGTGACAATACTTGTTGTATTTTTAAATGTGTAAGCTGTATCATGTCAGCAAAACCAGTTATTCTACTAACAATAGATTCTATTCTTCCTTTATACATTTTAGGAGCTACTAACGAATAATTCATTTTAACCTTGTTAAAATTACTTTTATCTCTCATCATGTTGTCAGCTTTTTGCCATTTCAACATAATATCAGTTCCTAATATTTTAGCTCCTTCAAATAAAACTTCTTGTGCTTTTTCTAATCTTATAAAATCAACTTGCTTTTCTACTGGCGGATTAAATCTATCTGTTTTAGGTATTGCTTTTTCTCCACCGCTAGCAGTTTTCTTTATTTTGTAAACATTATTCATATATGTTTTATAATTAAAATATAAAACAGATATTTTATTTCTATCTTTAGAGTGTTGATTGACCCTGTTGTGAGATAAACCGTTGTATCTTTTATCTATTCTTTCTAAATCTCCAGATGTTAACTGTGGAAACTCTTTTACTAATTCATTTACAGGTATGTACTTTACTTCACCTATATAGTATATGTCTTCAAAATAAGGCGAGTCACTATGAGAATAAACTAAATCTGCTGGATCTACATATTGCACTCTAGCACCTTCGCTCCAATCAAATGTTGTTTTAACAGCTCCCATACCTAACACTGTTAAATCTTCTAAACATCTTCTTCTAATTAAATCGTATTTACTACCTTGCATTAAAACATTTACAGCTTGCTCGTTTGCAAGTTCAACCTCTTGCTTGTACGTTAACTGCATGTGCAATCTTAATTCTTCCATTGTTTCTGGAAGTTGCTCTGGATCGTTTTTATAAAGATTCATGTTAAAATCTTTCTTTGCTTGATCGTTGAACTCTCTGTTACGCATGTCTTTTAACATACTATCCATGTACTCAGTTCTTTTAGCAACACCGTACTGATCTTGTGAGTATGCTTTTATATCAAAACTTCTACCAGCCATACCGTTTACAACTATATCAACAAACTTAGGTATAATTGGCACTGGCGTCCAATCTAAATTAAGATAAGACAAATCTCCATTAATGGACAACTCGTCTTTGTATTTTTGTATTGATTGTTCACCCCTCGCGTATAACCTAAGATTATGAAACTTTCTTTGAGTCATAGAATATCTATTGGATTGAGGACCATCGAACCATTCTAGTTCGATAGCTCTAGCCACTTTTAACCCGTATTCGTTACTAACTTTTTCTAAGTCACTAACAACTTGAGAAGGAAATTCTTTATGTAGAGAATCTGCCATGTTATTGTTTAATTATTTTTGAATTGTTTCCTTTGTTACTATATTTAGCAATGTTTATATTTATTGGTGCTTTTTGAATACTTTGATTTGGTCTATACAAATGTCTATTACAAGCCATTATAGCTAAGCCAGAACTTATAGTTGCATCATATTTAGTTCTTTTGTTTATGTCAAAACCAGCCCAATCGTTAAGTGTTCTATTAAAATACATATTACCGTAACCATCTTTTGTTTGACCAACCTTTTCCTGTATATACATTTCAATTGCAGCGGCGTGTGCTTGCTTTATATCTTCACTTGAATTTGGTATACCACCTATTTCTTTTTCAGTTGTAGATAATTTATTCCATAATTTATCTGGTCTGTTCATACTAAAACCTCTGTAACCACGTCTTCTTAAATGATATAGTAGTCTTGGTTTATTGTTCTCTGCAAGCATAGGCATACCATAAAATATCAAAGCCATCAATACGTCTTCAAAGAATATTTCAGCTGTTTGTGGTCTAGCTATGTATTCTAAGAAAAACTGTGTTGGTGGAGCATCTTCCATACTAAACTTAGTTAAACCGTGTAAAGCACCTTTAGAACCTTTACCATCTACAGTTCCTGATATATCGTAACTATCACAACCAAAAGCACCCATATGTTCGTTGCCTGGGTATCGTACACCGTTTTTAACTATAACATTATTTTGCAAGTTTACCGGCGGTACCCAAGTAACTCTAAACCTTCCTTTTTGATCTGGATAAAACATTACTCTTGAATCTTTAATACCGTTTATCCATTGAAAATTACCTTGTGTTAATCCTAAGTTTCTACCTAGTTCTTCGTTGTAATCTATTTGTTCGTATAATTTAACTAGGTTAAATATACTATTACTAGCTTCATCTCTAAACGCATGCTCAGTAGTTCTTGGAAATTGTCTGTAAAACTCGTTTAAAGCGTCTTGATCATTTTTTAAACCATCAGCTTCGTTTTGCCAGTTTTCTACAACACCTACATCTATTAACTCTCCTTGGGGATCGAGTACATCATTATCTGGCGTATCAAAAACAGGACGTCCGTATTCGTCAATAAATCCTTCGTAGTTCCATTCCATTGGGATAAAGAGAGAATATAAACCAGACTTTGTTTGTCCATTCCTGTTTCTTTGAGTAACGTCTGATGCATTGTATAGTTTTTTAAAATTACTACCACCTTTATCTAAAGCATTTGATGTTGATCCCATCATACACTTACCTATAATTCTACTACCTAATCTTAAACATGTTTTTGTAACACGCCAGTTATTTAATATATTATCAGGTCTTTCCCACTTACCACTTTCATCATGTACTAAAAGCTTTAATTTCTCACCGTCATAGCTATTGTCACCTGTATTTTTCCAATCAATAGTAGTATCAAGTCCAGCCAAGTCTTCCTGCTTTTCGTTAGCAGTGATTTTTTTACGTGTGAACTTACTTGCAGGAACCCTATAAGCAAGCTCAGACTTAGGTCTGTCCATACCGTCTTGAATCGGTTTAAAAAAGAACGGATAATTAACCGATATTGGAACGACTTTGTCTGTAAACATTTTTTTAGCATCTGCACCTGTTTTAGATAATATACCAAATCTTGCATCACTTGATATTGTAGCTTGGTTAACTGTTTCAGCTGATGACATAAAAGAAAAACCAGATCGTCTATTTTTAAGGTAGCACATACCATAACATCTTTTATCTGCTTTACAAGCTTCCCAGAATATATAAAATAATCTGTTTGCCTCTCTAAAGTCTGGTGCGCCTACATCTATTTTACTCCATTGCAAGTACATGTAATGTGTACCAGTTATGTATGTTGACTCTTTACCGTTTTTAAACCAAAAACCTTGCTCTCTTCTAGCAAATTCTCCATCTATATAATCAAACCACTGTTCTTTTTGATCTTCAGGATATGACCTCCAGTCGAATATATTTTTTAACCTAGATAATTGTTTAGGATATTCTATTTGTTGCCACTTGCTTTTGGCATGCACGTACACCTTTTTAGGTTGCAAAGGTAAAGCGATTTGCAAACCTTGTATTTCATAGATCTCACCAATAGTACCATCTTTTGATATAACGACAATATCGTGTTCTTTATTGTATCCATATTTCCATTTTTTAGTTCTATTAAGTCTACTAATAGTAGTTTTTTTTACTGGCTCAACTACTTTATATAACTCTTGCTCGTAACTCATCTTGATCTACCCTCTGCAAAACCTTTAAATATTTTTGCTTTTGCTTCTTCGGGTGCTTTTCCCTCGAGTAAGTTTTCTTCTTCTTCGATTCTATTAAGTATTTCAAACGCGTCAAATATAGCTAGTTTTTTAGTAGCTGCGGCATTTTTTAATCTATCAGCTGATATATCGTCATCACTATCTACAATATCTTCTTTAGCAACTTTTATTAGTTCTTCAACCGCTCTATGCCCAGCTTGGATTATACGTTTTTTCGTTTCCTTGATATTCATATTTAATTGTAATTTGATTTAAGTTGACTTTATAAAGTCTTTGCCCATCTATAACAAACTCATATCTAGCTCCAACATGTACAAAACCTAGTATGTCGCCTTTTTTATAAGTTTTATTTCCGTATACAACTTGACCAATAAACTTTTCTTTTTCTATAGAAAAATTATCATCTTCTTTTAACGGTTGTAAAAATATATAACCATCTAATGGTTGCCAAGTATCTTTACGTTTAACAGCATATATTTGCTCAGAGTATATATTATATCTATTCTCACTTATAAAGCTGCTACTGTTCTTCTCTACGCCTCTCTGGTTGTGCCATCGTCTAAACACATTGTGGTGTACTATTATTTCGTCACCATTTTTTATACCAGTGTGATTGTTTAATATTGGTGCAGATATAACACGTGCTTTTCTATTTATATATTTGTGATTGAATATATCAGTGTTTAACACTAATTCTTTTTCACCTAATTTTTTTACGTTGTTATATCTACTTCCAATAGGTTCTATTATAAAACCAAATATGCTTTTCATTAGTATTGTAAATTATACTCTACTGATATAGCCATATTTTTATTAAAATCTTTCCAAGGTATTACTTCTTTGGATTTTCTTATATAAACAGAAAACTTATCAGTTTCTTCTATAATATCGCAAATAGTATGACCACCGTACACTTCTTGCCCGACAGCATAATGCATAGCATCATTCTTGTAGTCTTTACCTATAGAAATTTTACGAATTAACTTGCTCATCTGTGTGATATGTTATTTTACCGTCTCTAACGTCAACATCAGCTTTACCGTAAACTTTCTCAAGCTCTCCTTGTAATTCACCTACTTGACCTTGAACTGCTTCCAAAGCTTTTAAAGCACCATACTTTTGTTGCTCTAACTGTCCAATCTCTCTTTGTATCATGTTAATTTTACCTACTAATTCTCGTAAACCTTTTAATTCTTCTTCTGTAATATTTGTTGGTTTAAGGCTTTTTGCCTTAGCTGTTTTTCTTTTTGCCATTTTTTTTAATTTTAGTTAATTTAATTTAGTTTCTTATACTTATAATATCACATAAAATAGTGAATAATTACACTAGTCATCTATTTCAGATATATAAC